GACCCGGAACCATAGTATACGTAACCCACGGTTCCTCCTTACAGGCCCAGGGAGCCGTAGCAGCCGTAGGGATTGTCCCAACCGTACGCGAAGCGCACGAAGGCGGCGATCAGCTCGGAGTTGGTGAGGATATCCGACTGATGCTGTACATCGTACGTATCGCGCCAGAAGAACCGGTTCCAGTGACGCTGGCCGAAGATCATCCAACTATTGTAGCTGGGCGGATTGTACGTGGCACCCACAGAGCCGCTCGACGTGAAGTAAGGCCAGAGGATGAGCTTCACATTATCGCGCACAATGATGTTGGTATTACGGTCCGAAGTGTCCCGTTCCCACTGCTGGTGAAGTACTTGCTCGGCAACCTGTCTCTGATTCGGATGCATGACCAGGCACTGCGGGCGATTCTTCAGATACTGGATGTTATTCGGCGCTTTTTGAGTCGCCAGATTCGTCCATGCAGCATGATAGGTAGATACCGTGAGATCCACGTCTACTGATGGCCGGTTGCTCCAGGTCTGCGTTTGATTGTAAAGCGCGAACGGATGCGCGTTGTTGAACAGGCTCAGATTATCTGAGCCGTACGGGATATTGCCGGCGGCAAAGCCGTAGTAGATGTACATTCCGGCAGTCTGGATGTCCGGCAACGACGCGAACGACTCGGCGTAAAGGCCGCCGCGACGCGGAATGACGTCATGAATTAAACCGTAAAGATCGTCTTTAATGTCTTCACGCGGGAACGAATCAAGCAGACCGTATCCATCCGGCACATATCGCTTGGGGAACGACTGGCGGAACTGACCGGACTTTACCGCCTGACCAGGATACCGCTTACCTGGCAGCGGGTATCCTTCCCACTGCTGGTGATCGACGTATCCACTGTCCATATCATCCACATGCATGAACTCCGGATAGGTCGGCGGATAGTAAGGCAGACTCAGCAAGAGTTGCTTCATGATGCCTTTTGAGAATATCGCATTATAGCCCTGCGATGCCATGAGATAATCTCCTACTGAGCCGTGTAATACTTCAAATTGGTTGACTGATCATACGCCGAGAGGATGCGAACACCGACGTTCGGGCTGGCAAGACTGGCTACAAAGTTCTGATTCTCGGTATCGATGTAGACCACGGTACCAATCTTGACCGCCGCGCTCGGGTCCCAGGTGTACAGTCCATTGGTCAGGTTGATTCCGACCTGAGTTCCCAGGAAAGACTGCGTGATGGCGCCATACCCGGCGATGACAGCACCCTGAATTACGTTGCTGCCTTGAGCGGTTATGACCATCGAGTAGTTACGCCCACTGGACGGGTCAGTCATATACCGCGCACCAGGTGCGACTAACCCATAACTAATCGTCGGGAACCCGGAAAGGCCGAACGTCGGAGTCGACTGATCCGTACCGCTGGCGCTCGTCACCACCGATTCTGAACCGATCCCGAGAATGCCGCAGATCGCACCAGTAGTGTTCGCGGTAGGAGGAGTAGGCGCAGTATTCGCCGGCGCGTGCTGTACTACGATATCTTCCCCGAAACCCTGCGACGAACCGACAAGATAGAACGGACCTGCACTCGTGCCGCCGGCAAGGCCGAGATAGGCTTTCCAGCCGCTTGCGCCTGCCGCGGCCCCCGGAGCCGTAATCGTCACAGAGTTAGTGGATCCGGATCCGCCCATGAGCTGCGTGGAAACCGAGCTGGCGACCGTCTCACCATTTGCGTTGACGTATGTAATGACACCGTAAAAGTTCGATGATGCCGCGATGAATCCGCCGGTCGTAGAGCCGCTGAGAGTCGGAGCGGAAGGAGCAGCAATCGTGGAGGCTTGATACCCGGCGGTAATGTCCGCCGCCAACAAGCTCCGCAGCACGGGCACTGCACCGGAAGTGAGCGATGTATTGGTACTGAGCACCATTACATCACCTAAATAACTGGTAATACTGTTCGCCCACAGGTAGGGGTTCTGAATCGGAGCACCGGTGCCGCCCGAATCGTTGTTGCAAAACGCCATTCCAGGCATATGTTATCTCCCTCCCGCCGGCCGGCCGGTGCGTGGATCCAGACCCTTCTCTTGAGCGCGACGCTGCAACGGATTGGGGAAGGCGTTGTTTCCCATGGACTTGAAGATCCCACCCATCCCGGCGTTGTGGGCCATTCGCTCAATCTGGTCTTGCCAGGTGGCCTGGTTAGGGTTCGGCATTCCATCCATACGGGCACGCCGCTCACGCTCCTCGATGTACTTGGGATCGTGATACTTAGCGCCCAGATCGACTAGAGCGACACCACGAGTCTCTGAATGACGGGAAGCTGCTTCCTGTTTACGCTGCTCGTAAATCCGCTTAATCTTGGCGCGATCGTCCAGATCACCTTGATTCTCGCGTCGCTGCCTGGCGTGTCGGATCAGCTCATCGCCGATGTCATCCTGTTCGCGCCGAAACGCTTCATCCAACTCTTCATCAGTAAGATCGCCACGCGTCTCAGGATTGCTGGCTTCAAAGTCCCGCCGAGCAAGCTCTTGGTGCTTTTCAAAGCGCTCTTTGTCGGCGTGAGGATAAGTCACCAGCACGCAGTCGGAACCGAACATGACCGGCTCATGGTTTTCCGGATCTTTGACCACGCGCAGATCCGGGTGCAGCGCTTTCAATTGCCGGATCCGATCAACCCCCTCGACCGGGCGCCATCGCTCAGGGTCCCGCGCCCAGTAGACTTCCTCATCACCGCGAATGCCAAGACGCTTACGCTCTGCATCTGAGATACTGAAGACGTCGCGCGCGCCGGGGATGGTCTCCTCGATATCTTCATTGCTCTTCGCGCCGTTGTCCAGCGCGTTATTGACCTGCTTTTTGGTCTCTGATATGCTCATGCGACTCTTCCTGTGCGCTCCATGCGTGCAAGGTCTCTGGCCTCTTCATCAGTCAGCCCCCAGCCTTCGTATCCAGACGGTACTTTCACCGTGTTGCGACTGACACCTGGCGCGGCTCCCCCGCCACCGGCTGCTACTGGACGGGGAGTGCGCTGCGTGGGGGAAATGGTAGGCGCCGCCGGTCGACGCGCGGCCTGGCCGGCGACCGGTTTTTTGCCGCGAGCCAGTTCTACGATGCGCGCCATGGCTTCGATCGGATCCTCGGCATTTACGAGGTCATCATGGATCGCCATTTGAAGCGCTGCAATCGCTACTTCTTTGGATCCGGCAACGTTCGCTGGAGACTGAGCGATCGTGTGCCGAATCTTCGTCCCGTACTTCTGATAGAATGCCGGATTCGCACCGCCAAGCAGGTGGTTGACCTGCGCATCGCCTGCATTGTTGGCCTGGAATCGCGCAACGACTCGCTGCTCCACCATACCGAACATTTTGCGCAACGCACTTTTGGGATCGACGGAGAACTCGTCGGCAAGCGCTTCTAGGACTTCTTCGGTTGGACCGCTGGACGTGTCAAGCGTCGGGAACTGAGCAACGTTTTCTTCGTTCTGGCGTGCTTCGTCGACCGGCGAGGTCCCGTCAGGTTCGGGCGCGGCCTCGGATTCTTCAGTCTCAGGCGCTGACTCGGGCTCCTCTTCATCTTGAGTCCAATCCGCGTACGAATTGCTGGCTTGCTCGCCAAGCTCTTGCAACTGCCGTGTTTGTTCTTCTAACTGCTCGGCCTCTTCGTCCATTTGCCTCTGCCTCTTCTGCGCGTCGCGCCGCCAGCATCTCTTCGGGCTTGTCGATAACTGACTGGAACGCCTGAATACGCGACTGCAAAATCACGATTCCTTCCGGGTCGGTCTCGGTCACCAGCTCGTTCTTGTCGTGCTCTATGACTGACTTAAGGTACGGGACCATGACGCCCGTCCAGAATTCGCTCTCACTGGCGAGCTGCCAATCCATTCTGAGCGGGTCCAGCTCCTCCGAATCCATTCATCGCTCCCATCGGCTGCGCTTGCTGCGGCGCGGCGCCCTGCTCCGGTACTTCCGGCTCCGGCCCGATGTACTCCTCGGGCCTTGGAATGCCGAGGTCGAGTAGATACATCCGTTTGGCCGCCCACAGGTACTTTACGACGTCGGGCCGGACCTGCTGCATCTGAGCGGCCACGGTCCAGTACTCAATGGTTGCCTTATCGGCAAGCTGAGCCTGCTGGAGTCTCACCTCAGGATTTGCGGTCTGACCGCTCCCTACTGCCTGGTAGATGTACTTGCCCCGCAAATCGGCGGGCTTGACGCTCTGCTTATGGTTGGTCTCATCCATGAACTCCTCGCCGGTATCGTCCATATGCTCCATGCAGAGCGCGACCATCGACTGCACAAACTCTACAATCCCGAACTGGAAGAAGCTCAGGTACATGTCAAACTTGCTGGCAGCGGCGGCCTGTACCTGCTGAATCTCGGCGGCCTTCCGGCTCTTGTTCGGCAGCGCTCCGAATCCGCCCGCAGTGACCAGCTTGTCGGCTTCCTGAGAAAGATGCTGATCCATCTGCAGACCGTCAACCCAGGTCTGGGGCTGCTGGATCGGCTGAAACTCATCTGGGCTTTTCTTGTACGTGAATACCGCCCCTGGGAACATGGAGTTGTGCTGATTCTGGTCCTTCACACTCTCCTGAGCCAGCCATGCCGGGGTGATCTGCAGGTTCATCGAATCGATCGTGAGGCGAATGTTAGCGGTCGCCTCACACTGGAACGAATCCAGGATCTGCGGAATGCAGTACGACAGAAACTCACCGGGCCGCGTAAGTATTGAGAACGGCACATATGGACGGCGCTTCCCATAGGGCGAATGGTTCAGTCTTAGAACGGTCTCGCTGTCCGGATGCAGGAACACACAGAAATCGTCGTCCAGAAACTCCTCGGGTAAGTCGTTGTGGTACGGCATTCTGGTGTACCAGTGAAAGCACTCGAAGTACCCGGCCTGCGGACTATCGTCGGGACCCAGCCCGTAGATATTGGCGTTTTGCTGCTCAACGACACGCCCTTCCGACATCGTACGACCGCTAGCGATCACCTTTTCTACAGCGTCAGAGTCGAAACCGTACTGGTCTATCCCTCTCACCAGGTCTCCCGCGGTAAACATCATCCGCTCGCCAACCCCGATCGCGCTCTGAATGTCCCTGGCATTCCTTGGAAAGATGTAACAGTCCGTGGTATCGACAGTACGGATATCCAACTCCGACACCAGCGAAGAGACGCGCGTCAGAACGGGCTCATACTCGACGTCTTCTTCCTGCTCGTCACGGCTGACCAGCAGATCACTGTCGGGCTGCCGGTACTTCGTTACCAGTGAGCTGGTCTCGTATTCTTTCCAGCCGCAATACCCTATCGCAACCGGATACCGACAGGCGTTCCACCAGGTATCACAGAAAAACCTGTACAGCCCGACTTCGTTGCCCTTGGAAACAATGAACTTCTCCTGAGATCGGGCTTTGTTCTCATTGTCCGGATCTACAGCGTCCACCATCACCAACGGGCTGCGCTTCAGAGCGGGCTGCGCCATCGCCATCAAAGTGAGCATCGCCTGCATGGTGAGCGGGGCATTCAAATCACAGGCACCCTCCCATCGCGCCGGAGAAGTCTGATCGCCCGCGGTCATATCGATCGCATCGTTCCACTGCATGCACAGATCGTCACGCTCGCGCGCGCCGGCCACTGCGTCTTTCACATTCTGCAGAATGACGCGGTACAGGTCTTCCCTGACATCCTCGGACAGATCAATCTCTACTTCGGTTGGAACCGCCATATACGAACACCCGCCGGGGAGGTGAAATCCGGCGGGTGTTCGTAAGTATCATGGATGTAGTCAGCTAGCCCCTAGCTGACTACATGCGCTTGTGGCGCTTACGCGCGAGAAAACCGCTCTTCATCGGATTGCTCCTCCCTTCTTAG